GCCACCTTCTGCTAGACCCATAATACCACCTTCAGCTTTTGGTTCGCCTCTTGGGTGTTTACCTGTTTCTTTAATCTTCGTAAGCTCTTCGAATGTTTCATCACCGTAAAGTTTCATACCAAGTGATTTCTCCATAATCTTAGTAGCTTCTCTACCGCCTGGGCTATCCATAGCTTCGATCATTTCTTTAGCATCTCCTCTGCTACGTCCGGCTTGTTTGTATGCGCTTCTAATATTGTCACCGAATCCTTGTTTTAATTCTTGAACATCTTTTGTAACGTTTGGTCTGTCTTTGAAAGGATCTACTTTATCTTTGCCGCCTGGTGGGAAAGGTATAACTTTATCGCCTTGCTCCATCTCTGAAGCTTTTCTTTTTAACGCGTCCATCTCTCCAGGGTTTGGAGATCTTCCCATCTCTTTTCTAAATGCTCTCAGAAGCGCGGTTAAAAAAAATTTCATACTAATAATAAACCTTTGGTCTCGGGTCTTTGTTTTCAGTTATATAGTCTTCAGGGTGAGTAATCAAGCCGCCTTGCCTGAATCTCATGATCGCTTGTGTCGTAGAGTCCACAAGATCGTCGTGATCACCGTTCGGGAATGCAGCGCATTCTTCTATCACCTCCTCCGCAAATTTCTGATCTGGCGCCCATATTATTCCAGACTCAAAAAGAGGTGCAACGGCATTTACCCTAGCATGTTTATCATTACCTTTACTAGGTGTGAAATTAATCACTGGTATATCCATCTGTCTTAACTCATAAGTTAAGGGAAGTCCAGACGCTTTTGCCTCAACGATTACAGACTCAGGCTGCCAGTATTTATATTGTTGAAGGGCCAAGCGCCTTAGTTCAGGAAACTCGTAACGTCCTTTGATAGCATCGAGTAAAATTAAATTGGCTCCCGAATCTTCTGTTGGATAAAATACACCCCAGGTCGTAATAGCAGAGTAATCCGCAGTCTCCTTTTTAAGAAAGGCTGTATCGTAAGATTGTATAACGTGATGAAGAGGCGGTATATGATCTTTAGTGTAATCTCGCCACCACTCTCGTTTTAGAATAGCACCTTCCTCTGACGTTGGTGATTGCATCCACTGCGCGTTCCATTTGTTAACGGGTAGTGTTGCTTTAACCTTTTCTAGCTCATCCGTGTTCCAATATTCTGGCCACACTGGTCCGTGGTCCAAGAGCGCCGGAAATTCGACCACGTGCCACTGATCAGACTTTGGTTCTTTTTGATTCTGTATTAGTTTGCCTGTTAAATCTTTTGTTGACCAACGTGTCATTACAAGCACGATCTTACCGCCGGGTTGAAGTCTTTGTCTTGGTCCTGATGTATACCATTCGTAAGCTGAGTCCATCGCAGTCTTGGACAGTGAATCTTGTTCCGAGTGCGGATCATCTATAATCAATAAGTCTGCACCACGGCCCGTGATTGCTCCGCCAACACCCGCTGCAAAATATTCACCGCCAGCAGAAGTTTCCCAACGGCCCGCGGCTTTCGAATCTTCTTGAAGCTGTGTCCTAAAAATTTTTTGATAAATATCACTATCAATAAGGTTCTTGGATTTCCGGCCAAACCTCACTGCAAGTTCAGCATTGTGTGTTGTTTGAATAATCTTTAACTTTGGATTACGGCCCACCATCCAAGAGGGTAATAGGTAAGATGCAAATTCTGATTTAGTATGCCTTGGTGGCATATTAATGATCAGGCGCTTTATTTCTCCTGACGCCAATTTATTAAATTTATCTGCGATGTGTCTGTGGTGGGACCCCTCTACAAATTCTGGCCACATGCATTTTACAAAAGATAGAAAATCATTCTTTGCTTTATTCTGTATCTTTTTTTCAGCATGAAGCACTTGAAGTTTTTTGAAGGTCTTCCTGACGTCCGCAGGTAATTTTTCTATATTTACCTTATTCAAGTCCATGGTACCTAAAATGTTTTTAGCAGGGGTGGCTATGTAAATCAAGGCATATAGGCAAAAGCAGTGGGACCCCTTTTACAAAAAAGGGTGGGTGGGCCCATAAGCATCAGGCTCCGTGGAAAATGGTCTGGGACCCCTCGGGTCCCCGCAGGGGACCAGGAACCTAGGGCCGCGAAGCGGCGACCCCGCAGGGGTCGCCACAACCTGTGGTTGTTAGTCTAGTAATACAAAGTAAGCTTTAGCATTCATCTTACTAAACTTACTTAATCCCTTTTGCATAGAGTCATACTTCTCGTCAACCTCATCTTGTTTAACTTGCATATATACTTTGTGTTCGTCCTCAGTTAGGTCAATGCTTTCTCCTGAGAATGGGTTTGTTGTTTTAATCATAGTCCTATATTATCCTATTGACATAGTATAAGTCAAGTGTTATAAATTAAATATGAAATATTATTTAAACATATGTCCAATCTGTGATCAGGAAACCCATTACGATCAATGGGCAAAACCTCAGGTGGCATGTATAAACTGTGGAATAGAAGAATGATTGAAGTTACTTTTATGATTACAATAGTTGCGTTAGTCTTAATAAGTTGGAGAAAATTATGATTGAGTTTTGGCAGATCATGTTCATGGAGTCGCCGATAGAATTAAGAATGCTGATGGTATTCTTCTTGGTGGCTCTTATATGGACGATGTTCAAAAGAACTTGATCCCTGATCCATCCTCGAGATACCTCTGGAGGTCTTGGATGGATCAGGGGTCAAGCGTGAAACTAGCGTATGAGTGAGATGGTCTGGGTAGTTTGCCACCCTCACTCTTGACCAAGCAACAAGTGACCTGGCGTTATTAGTGACGCGGTGTTAACAGCCGGTGTCGTGAAGAGCGCCAAGCCACAAGCGACAAGCAAGCAAGCTTGACAAGCAACAAGCAGTAGGATAATATAGGAGTATACAGAAAGGAATAACATGACACTACAAGCACCCTTGATAAAAGGAGAGAAGAAACAGGAGACATGCGAAGAACAGCTTCGCAGGATGTGCAAGGACATTGCGGACAGCATCAGCGATCCGTTAAAGAAAGAAGACAGGGAGAAAATAGAAGTATCCCCAGCCGCTGATTTTATGGAAGGCGTATACGATATACGTTACATCGTGGACCGGGAGAAGCGTTACCTGGGCGCCGAGCTGATGGTAGCAGGAGGCGGGCCTACAATCTGGGTAAATCTGGATACGAAATATGTCGAAGGTTACTGGGGCGGGGACAAGGTCCTTGAACCTTTCAGAGATGAGTTGGATCTAGATGGTTATTGCGAGGAGATGTATGGCTATTAAAAAATACAAAGTTCATGTTGAGTGGGAAACAGAGGTCGAAGCGTCAAGCGTTGAGGAGGCCATAGAGAAGGGCAGCGATGATTGGTTCTTTGACTACGATCACGAGAACTTCATAGCGGAAGAAAGTTAATGAAGAAGCGTAAGTTTGTTTCTAATAATTTTAGCGTTGAACTTTCAGGCGTCAAGCTTCAAGCGCCAAGCGATTCAAGCTTCAAGCGGCAGGCGTCAAGCCCCAAGCAGCAAGCTTCAAGCTCCAAGCCTCGTTCTGCCAAATCACGGACCGCGGATCCCTCATAAAGTTTTATGATGCCCGGACCGAGGGCCTCGATGCAGATGAAGCTATTGTAAGGATGCGCTACATGATAGGCAATTTGGTGTGGAGAAAACCTAACCTTGTTACCCTTCGTGACTTTAAACTCGACAGTGAAATAGAAGAACTTTTCCGTATATCCCAACGCATCCGGCATGCCAGGAATGGCTATATTCTCTATACGGTGCCACAAAATATTAGGTGTTGCTCTTTTGAACTTTTGGTAAAGTTTTGCTTCTGGTCCCATTAGATTTTCGAGGTGACAACGGACTTCTAAACTCAAGGTATGGAAGACCTGACCTGCTCTTTTTGTAATGTTTTTCTTCGTATAATCTTTTAATGTAACTCATTAATAATCTTTAATATATCCCGGTGGCATTATAAGTAATTCTTCCTTGTTTGGTTTCAAAACAACACGAATAGATGTATCACCTGGCTTGTTACTCTCGTGAACTTCAATACGTTTTATCTCTTCAAGATAACCTCTCTCAGTCATAATATATATTCTGGCATTGCTTACAGCATTACCTTTCTGACCTTTCGGACCAGTTGTAAACTTATCAAGATACTCTTGTAAGTGTCTAACGTACACTAGACATCGCCTTTGTTTCTAAACTCATTCAACATGCTTTGACCTTTGCTATGTAGATCTTCTTTCTCTTTCTTAAGTTGATCTGTTTGACTCTTATAAAAACTAACCTGATCTTTCAGGTAAGATACTTCTTTTCTTAAGTCAGCATTAAGATTTTGATGAGATAAACCTATCCTCATGAGGTCTTCTATTCTACGTTCTAAGTCGTCAGGTCCTCTGTCGTCTTTTTTATTTTTCTCTAAGTCTGCCATCTGTTGTGCAAAGCCTCT